CAAGTGTGGTGGTATTGGAGCGCTTCATCGTTTTAATTCAGTGTACGATAACGTAAGGGAGTACAGAAAGGTCCGTTCAAGTGGAGCAGATTGCCTTGTCTCTATCGGAGTTAAGCCAGAAGATATTGAACGAGCCGTTCAGCTATATGAGAGTGGCGCTCGATATTTTATTATTGATATCGCTCATGGTCATTCTATGCAGATGGTTCGCCAGATTCAAGCTCTCCGAACTAGCTGCCCTGATAGCTATATTGTTGCTGGTAATGTGGCTACACGGGAAGCTGTAATTGACCTGGCCAGGGCGGGAGCAAGCTGCTTAAAGGTAGGTGTAGGTGGGGGCGCGGTCTGCCAAACCCGAGTCGTTACCGGGCACGGAGTACCCAATTTTACGTGCGTTCTGGAATGCTCTGAAGCCGCTCGCGAAGTGGGCGTAAAAGTAATCGCTGACGGTGGAATCAAGAATTCTGGCGATATCGCCAAGGCGATTGTGGCGGGGGCTGACGCGGTAATGCTAGGTTCTCTTCTTGCAGGTACGGACTCTGCCCCAGGAGAGCGATTTTTCAAAGGAGACGTGTCTTACAAGTCGTTCCGTGGAATGGCGTCTCAAGAGGTCTATGACGAGTATTTTGGCCAAGCTAAGTCCGGTATTGCGGCGGAAGGCATCTCTACGTCAATCAAGTGCACCGGGCCGACAGCTAAGTTAATTGACGGCCTCACAGGAGGGCTCAGGTCAGCGATGTCCTACTCAAACGCCCGAACCCTGGCCGAGTTCAAAAAGAACGCTGTGTGGGGCGTACAGACGCTCTCGGCGTACATTGAAGGAACCCCTCACGTAAACCGAGGACAGTAATGCTTCCCAAGAGCATCAAGGATGTTTTTTCTCTGGTTATGGAGGAAACTACCGGAGATTTCTTTGACGAGGAAGACTTTGATTTAGACGATGGCTTGCCGGCAGACCAGGAGCCTGATAAGCTAGCAAAAGACTTCCTGGACCTTAGGGATATCAAGTTTAGGGCAGGGAATGGAAGTTGGTGCTTGCTGCTCGGAACCGAAGTTGCTAGAGCGTTTGCAGAAACTTCGCAAGACGACTTGAATCAGAGATTAAAGCGCGTACAGGCAATTGTAATGGCATGGAGAGATGCAATTGAGCGAAGAACTGAAACTACCGCCGATTGAGATTTACTGCGATGGTTCTAGCCATGCTAGGCGAGGCAAGCCTGGTGGCTGGGGCTACGTAATTGTCTACAAAGGTAGGGAGATCGCTAGAGGATCTGGGTCGTTAGAACAATGTACTAACAACACCGCAGAGCTTACTGCAGCTATTGAAGGACTTCTGCACGTAGCTGAAGTTCTAAATGATTCGGACGTAAATCTGTTTTCTAGGCCGATTAAGCTAATTTCAGACAGCATGTACGTTGTAAACGCCGCAAATAGAACTAATATTGCGGTCAAAAACAAGGAAATGGTCCAAAACCTGCAAGACCTTTGCGTCGCTTACTCTGTGGTTGCAGAGTGGGTAAAGGGCCACAACGGACATGAATGGAATACTTTAGCCGACAAACTGGCTACAGAAGCTAAAAACTCATTCCTGGTAAGCCAAAATTAATATAACTTTTCATAGTAATCTTCTAAAGAGCGGGTGCCAATCTTTAGGAGTTTCGCTATGAAGCGCGGATTTTTTAGTCGTTTTGTTGTTATCGCCGCTGCCATTTTTTGTACCACGGCCTGTTCAGTAGCTAGGGCTAGTCCGTTTCAAATTGGCGTTAAAACTCAAAATCCGGTTTTGTTCGAGATAGGGGCAATCAATTCCTCTCTAGCGGAAGTAGGCAATGGAATTATCGCAGCCTACAAAGCCGGACATAAAGAGGTGGTGCTCAGGATCGATTCGCTAGGTGGTTCAGTATCAGCAGGAGAGGCGTTTTCGCGGCTAATTGAACGCGTGCCTATGAATGTGATTTGCGTGGTTGACGGACAAGCCGCTTCTATGGCATTCTACATTCTACAAAGCTGCGACGTACGAGTTATGACTACCCGCTCTATGCTACTAATTCACGAGCCGTCTATGGCAGGGGTTTCGGGCAACCAACATGAACTTCGTAGAGCGGCAGAGTATCTAGAAATACTAGCCGATCGTATGGCAACTCACGAGTCAAGCAGGTTGTTTATTTCCAAAGAAGAACTTGTAAAGAAAATTCACGATAGAGACTGGACCCTGCTTCCGACCGAAGCCATGGAAATTGGTGCAATCGACCAGGTTATTGAAGCGCCTAGAGTTGAAAAGGATTAAGCAAAAATGCGTAAATGGCGTGTATGGAAAGGCAATAATCAGGTTATCGTCGAGCACGATAACAAGACGGAAGCCGCTCGTCTAGGCGAGATGCAACTCAATGTACCTTCCTGCACGGCAGAAATCGAAGAGATTTTTGAGTCAAAGGGGTTTACTCCACCCGAAAGACCCGCTGCGCCTAAGCTAAAGCTGAACCTAAATCGCAGCTACAACTCGCCGAATACGAATATCGACACGGACGACGACCTGTTTGTTTTAGACAGCTCTGACGACGACATCGGGGATTTCTTCGGATTTAACGGAAACTGGCCTTACTCTAGGTGAGACACTACATAGCCGACGATTGCTGTGATTGCGGCAACCGCTAAGCTAGTTCCGATTTTTGCCCAGATACTTTTCCATTTATCTGAATGGATCTTTGCGCTCTCAAGTAGAAGTAATCGCTCTTTTTGAGACTCAACGAGTTTCTCTAACTCGGACAATGATTCGGTAGTGTCGTCCATCTTTGTTACGATGGTTTCCACGCCATTCTCGAACTTCTCTTCTAGCGTTTTCTCGAATCGTTCTAGCTGTTTGGTAAGCGTAATTTGGTACGCTTCTTGCGCAGACAAACTGGAGCTGATGTCCGTCAATACGCTTTCTAGGCGCTGTACGCGCTCCTCGTGGGCATTGACCATAGCTTCTAAAGCGATTCCATTGCTAGCCATTGGTTATTCCGCAACGGCAGGTTCAGCTTTAGATCCAACCTTATTCCTGCGACCCCAGTAGGTTAGATAGGAAGAGGTCAGGGCAGCCACGGTAGCTGAATCGGTTACCGGCACCTTGAAGTCTAAAGCAAGGCCAAATAGAGAACCAGTGAAGCTAGACCCACCAATAGTTGCCTGGATAACCACGATCAAAAAAGACCCGACAGCTAACGTCCACATGCCGTCTTTCTTTCCGTCTGAGTTTTTCAGGAACGGAAAGTTGATTCCTTTTTCAAACATTCCCGAACCCCTTAGACCGAAACTTGGGTGAACCAGATAACGCCAGTGCCACCGGCCGAATAAAATGCCCATGTCTCGTAGCCGTCTGGACTGGTCACATCGATCTCTAGCCAGGTAGTTCCAGCAGCTAAAGGAGTGCCATCGCCTGACGCAACAGTAGACGCATTACGCTTAGCGTATACCGTGGCGGTATCAACCGTGATTAGCCAACGACCATTCCAGATTTTTGCAGACGTACCGGGAGCAGCAGCGGCGGTAACCTTGAAGGATTTACCTGTATTTCCAAAGTTGTAATTCCTGGCCATAAGCATCACCTCTAGTAGAAAAGATTGCCTCTTGACTTGGATTCGGAAAGGTCGTATAACCGTAGAGTCCAATTACGGACTAACTAAAAAGGATTTGAAAAACAAATGGCTCAGTCAGTTTACGATCGATTTCTTGCTACTGTTCGTCAGCGTCTTACGAATTCTGGAACCAGTTCTGCGTCTGTTTCTCGCTCTCTTGGTCTTTCGGAGCGGTATGTAAGCAACGTTCTGACCAAGCATTCTCGTCCCAGCCGCGCCAATGCTGTTCGTCTAATGACCACGCTTGGTTTTAATGGGCGCGACTTCCGGTTCTTTCAGCAGAACCTCCTACCTCGGCTAAATCCTGCCATTAGCAGCACCACGAACACCAATACGGCAGTTACTAGTCGGCGTTAGTATCGCATAAAAAACTCCCCCGGACGGTGAAAGTTCCGGGGGAGCGACCACCCAAAGGAGCAGGCGGAGGGGATTTTTGGGTGGTCTAAATGTTACGGATAGCTAGGAGCACCAGGGGCTTCTGACATTGCTAGACCGTCAGTCTCCATGGTGATACCAACGAAATCTACGCTCATCTCGGTTAGAGAACGAGCTGTCATTCCAGAGCTAAAGCCGACAGGTGTAGCGCGCCCCACATGCATTAGAACCTGATCGGCATTCTGGCGATCTACAATAGTAAGCTCAATCTCAACGTCGCCTAAGAGATCCGATAGAGTCGGAACTAGCTTTTTGGCGTCCGCCCCGTACTCTTTGTGCGGGCCAGCATTGATAACGCGAAAGCCACTGGCCGATACAGAAACAGGCTCCTGTGAGGTCAGCACGATCTCCTTAGGAGCGTGGTTACCTAGCGTATAGACAGTCTCCTGAGTGTAACGAAGACCGTAAGACACGTTGTTAAAGATACCTGCAACGGTACCATTGATCTTCAAAATAGCGCGAGCGCCATGGAAAGTTTTGTTTTCGGCCATAAATTAAATACTCCTGTTTTCAATTTTCCAAAGAAATTCTAGCGGATTGTGATCGTTTTTTGTTGAATTACACATGTGGCATGCCGGAACAATGTTGTATTCCGCGTTAGCGCCGCCTTTTGAAATTGGAAGAAAATGATCAACAGTCATGGCTACATCCGACCTATCGCAGTAAAAGCACTTAGAGTTATAATATTCTAAGATTTTTTGCCACTCTTCCTTTGTAAAGGTGTTTTCCACTTCTCTCAATCTCGCTCTACGTCTATGAGCAGCTTGTTTTTCAATCTCTCGAACCTTCTCTCTATTAGATCTTCTCCAACGGGAGTTTATCTCTCTAGCTTTTTCTGGATTTTTCTTTTTCCAGGCGATCTCGAGATTTCGGCAATGTTTTTTGTTATTTTGATAAAAAATCCGTTTCTTTTCAGCATTTACCAAAACATATCTTTTTCTATTATAGGCCGATATTTCTTCTTTATGGGCTTTGTTGTAACTCGAACGTCGCTTCCCGATCTTATCTTTGTTGTTTTGCAGGTAGACTTTAATTTTCTCTTTATTGTTCTTATTATAATCTTTGTCGACCTTCTTCTTGCATTCTTTACAAACTGACTGTCTACCATCCTTGTGCAGTTTATGCTTTCCAAACTCTGTGAGCGGTTTTGCTGTTTTACATTTTCCACAAAGTTTGCAGTCTAACGGCAATGTCATTACAAAGAGATTATTACGCGGCCTGCTCGACCTGAGTCACAAGAAAATTAATGGGAATAAAATAGAGTGACGTAGCCAGCTTGATCTCGAGAGATACCTGCATTACCGGGCCGCTAATCTTGATAGATACATTTTTGTAACCAGCCGGAGCGTCATCAGAGGGCGCAATTAGCTTAAGACGAAGCATATCGCTCATGATGGTCGAGAGAAATGCCTTAGCCGTACCAGCACTTACATCGGCAAGCGACTGGCCAGTAAAGCCGTTCTCCATGCGTTGTGCTACAGTTAGCGCCACTAGATCCATTGCGTAAACAGCCTGGATGGAGTTGAACACGAAGTTGTTGTCAACGCCGTAGGTGGTCTGGTCCTTTACCCAGCGGAAGCCGCCAGTAGAGCGCTTTTCTGCAACAAGAAGTCCGTTATAGAGCGCGTCTTCCATGTTGCCGTCAGAAGAGTCTTCGAAGTCCGGTACACTGGTGCTACCAACCTTGGCGGCCTGTAGAACACCGCTGGTATTAACCCCCTTGAACGTAATCGACTTGTAGAACCCAGCGGCTTGCATACCGGCTGCAAGGACTGCGCCCATCCAAGGAGCATACTGGACTAGGTTACCGAGCGAGTCCTGTTTCTTCTGGTCCTGGAACGTTAGGGCTAGGCGGAAGTTACCAAGAGCGTTTGATGCAGCTTTCGCCTCCTTGAACGTACCCTTCTTAGACACGAATCCCTGACGATTGCGGCGGCGCTTGACCGTAGAAAGAGCATTACAGTGCGTGGAGATAGCCGCGTTGATGGCATCGATCGTGTAAGTTGAGGAGGCGTCCGTTAGACTATCGGCGATATCGGCGGTCGCGTCCCTTGAGAAGAGGGGAACAACGAAGTTGCCCGTAACCTTCTCGAGAGCAGCCAGAGCGCCGGTAACATTAGCGTTAGTGGTCGCGCCTTTTGAGCCTCCGGAGAGGGAGAACGTAGACTGCGCCTCGGGTAGACCTGCCGTAGCTTCTGCCGCCATCTCAAAACTGGAGAGGTCCGCTACAGTGGCGTCATAAAACGCTTTGGCGTCATTCTTGATTCGGCCGGCCTTTGCGCCCACATACTGTCCGCAGATGGTAAAGGTCCCGTTATCGAGGATCGTAGGCGAAGCAGAAGCAAAGCTGGGAGGAACAGAGCATGTATATCCGGTCTGGGCGTTGATGTAGGACGCCAGAGCGGAAAGCGTAGGATACGACGTGTAGGCTAGCGAAAGATTTACTCCAGACCCGCCAGAAACCGACGTAGATAGCGTAGTTGAGGATACGGTGCAGGTTGCAGTCGTACCGGCATAGCCAATCTCAAGTGCAGACGAGCCACCTTCGTAAGTGGAATCGCCGTTAGTGACGGATTGGATTTGCGCTACGTATTCTTGGTCAGATGTAATAATCACAGGGGTGGTTGAAGTGGATACATAATCGGTATCGTCCCCTAGCGAGTCCTTAAGGATCGTCTCGCTAGAAATGTCGAGAGAATCGGCCGCGCCGCCGTCAAAAATCTCCAGTGTCTTGGCTACACCGTCGATTGCGGGACGTAGAACAACCATGTCGTTTGCTGGGGTTGCCGCAAACACAGTAGTCGCTACGGCAACAGACACGCCATTCTCAAGACGTTCAGCTTCGATATACGCCGTACCCGTACCAAGTACGTTTTCTGACTTAGTGATCCGATGATAGCCGCAGTTGGCGCTACCAGTACCAGCAATAGCCGAGCCGGAGGGGATCAGTAGAAGGTCGCCGACCTGTGGCTTAGCTGCAAAAATGTAGTTGTTTTCTAGAACCACCTTGATTTTCAGGTCGTCACTTCCAGCGACCAGAGTCACGGTTACGTCCTGGCCGGCTAGACCAGTAGTAACTACACGGTCGGTGCCAGACATGTTCGTAATGGTTACGGGCGAGTAGCAAAGAACATCTGTGATTGAATTTAAAATTACTTTGCCGGCCAAAGAAATAGGATTCGATAGTGCGGTATTGGTGTTGTTGCGAATTTTACGCGCAACGATTTTTTGCTCAAGTGAAGAAACTTCGGTCACTACATAGAATCCGGCATTTGTATTTGAGCTAGAAGAAACAGTCCCGTTGATGAGCGTTCCGGTTCCAACCCCAAAAGTATCATTGTCGGTAAATGAGCCGCCGCCGTTGTCAATTACAAGTAGCGTTCCTGATGCGGCAGTAGTTGAAGTCTGACCTGCCGCAAGACCGACGATCCCGACAACCTCTCCGGTAGCACCGCCGCCTGTAGTAAACGTACTGCCGACAGAGATGGTTCCGGAGTTGGTGTCATAACCTACAGCCAATGCCGTTACTGGAGAACTGTTGTTGGAGGCGACACCAAAAGTGGTCTCGGCCTCGGTGGGGATAACTAGCGTATCTCCCACCGTAGGTAGCGTCGCCCAAGAATACCCAGTATCGAGAGACAGGGTAAGGTAAGCGTCGCTTGCAGCAACGGTAAGAACAGGGTTGTTTCCAGAAGCAGTTACAGTGGCAGAAACGATAGTGTTTCTGGTAAGTCCCCCGGTAGCCATTACATTTGAAAGGTTATTGATGCCGCCAGACCCGTCTCGTTTATCTACAAAGGACGGAGTTAGTGCAGGATCGGATCCAGTTTCGGCCGCAACTGAAAGGGTTTGGGCTGCTCCGCCATTTACGCGGAGTTTGAAGCTAACGGTATCCTTTGATGGGACGTAGGTGAAGGTTAAGGACGGAGCTGATTCGTCAGAAAAAGAAGTTACCTTGACTTGATTTTGATTTCCAGAAGCACCCGCGATTTTTGATTGAACGGTCCCATAATTAGCAAACCCTGCGCGCGTGAGAAGACCCGAAGCCTTAACTCCAGTGTTCGTTTTTGCAAAGTAGACGCGAGTAGGGGCGCCAGTGATCTCAGGGTCGTTGCCAGGGGCGGTTAGGGCATTGAAGGCGTCAACTAGGGGACCGGATCCGTACTTCGCGATTACAGCCGCGCCGTCACTAGGAGAAACCCAGTTCTCGGTGATGTCTGATTCTTCGGTGTAGCTCGGGCCAGTCGCAGCTTCGCCAAGGAGCATAACGACGCCAGAAGCCGCCGTGCCGGAATTGTCGCGGGCGACTGTAATGTTTGAGTAAGCCCCAGGACGTACGATTTGACCGAACCCAGCACCAGTAAATGTAAGAGCCATTTTTAAACCTCTTTTTAAACAATTCTTATGTTGATAAGATTATTTCTTATTCACAGATATATGTAAATACAAACCCTCTGTAGGGTTTGTTCTTTTTGATAGCAGAGGATACGCTTGTGTAAGGAGCGCCTAATTTCTGCGCTACGTCAAAAACACCGAAATATCTTTGTCCGAACTGATCTTTTACCGGCCGACCACCTTGGATCCGCGAAAATTCTATTCTTTCAGACATGGTTCGTTTTCTGTCGCTGGGTTTAGACGGCCTTCGTTTTTGAGCCAGGCTCATCCTTTTTTTAGTCTCTAGGCTTTTCTTGACGCCTTTAGTCGATTCCGAAATCTTTCTTTTTGTCTCGTCGGACCTTTTAGTCCCAAGTTTCGCCAGTTTGAATTTTAGCCGTACCTCTTCTGAAGGAATCCACCCGCGAATTCCTTCGCCACCATCTGTAGCGTTGGTTAGATCGCAATATATAAAATCTCTGTAATACTTTATTTCAAACATTTCGGCTCTATTTAAATCCAAGACATTCTCAACTTCTCTAAGAATTTTTAATTCTGGAGTTAATTTAAGACCGAGTAATTCTTTTATCCAATCGTTTTTTCGTTTTCCATGAGAGCCTGTACGCTGCGCCCCCAAAATATGCTGTGCGTATCTGGCATCAACGCCGATCGAGGTCTGTCCGATGTAGCGCAATTGTCCATCTCTAGGATCGTAGAGTCCGTAAACAACGTATTTTGGTTCTTTCGTTGGCATTATCGTTATATTATTTGCAATTGCCGGCATGTTCGGCTGCATCGCAATAAGGACATTTTTCGTTCGAGAGCCAATCCTTCTCGAGCGGCACACCGATGTCAGTACACCCTTTGTCAAGTGTTCCAGAGGCGTCAGAGCCCATGTCGACAGATTTTTTGTCACCAGGAAGGACGCCGGCTTTGCCGATCGTCTTGATGCGCTTCTCCGGGTCAGACTCGTGCCGGAGGTCTAGGAAGTCGGTCGCCTTCTCGAGCGAGTCTTCGGATTTTTGACAAGGCTGGCACCATTGCGAAATCTCAGCATCGGCTTTGTGATCAAAATAATCCATCGAAAAAGACCTCTTTAGAACCTTGTTAGGTTGCTCTACGAATTTCTAATATAAGATTACGTCTACAGATTTTCTTTATCCCCAACCATACCCCATAATTGGTCACTTACCTGGTTCTCGAGAACGTCAACTGGAGTGGGCAAATCCGCGTCTACAAAAATCCCGGAATCAGACCCCAACTTGAAGTTGACCCCCTGAAGCTGTACGGAAACGGCTTTTGGCCAGTAGTGCTTGACAAAGCCAGTTAATTTGATATAACGGCTGTAGACGATTTCTTTGTCAAAGGCATGATTCACCTTTACGTCCGTAACAGCTATCGTGGAACGCTCAAACCCGCGAGCTTCTAACATACTTTGCTTGTAGCGAAGTAGAATAAATAGAATTAAGCTGTAAAGGTAGTATAGGTGGGTGGCCTCACCGGAAACATGCAACCCTAGTGTATAAACCTCTCGAAAATTTAGACTTTCCAGAGATACGACGTAGTTTGGATCAATTGGACTAATATAGGCGCCGGTGAAATCTGCAACCACATCCTCAGAAATAGTAAAAGTGGTGTCCGACGAAATTTCTGTGATTACGAAACTTCGGTTACTGGACGGCTCTACCAAACGCTGATTGACGAAAACATTGTCGGTGGTAAAACCATCAGGTAAGGTGACAATTCCGGTAGAGCTATCGTAGTTGGGGGTAAATGGCCCAAGAATAATTTGCGGATTGGCGACCACATCTGTTGGAATCTGAAATTCAGAGGTTTCGTAGTGGATATCCCCAAACGTAGCCTCCGCCTCAACTGCCTCTTCTAGCTGAATGGTCACGGACGGAAACTGGATATCGTCCAATTTTTCCGCCATCATCACGGAAACCTTATTATTCAGAATCCAGCTCTTAGCGTCTTTTAAGGCCGCATTACCGTACTGCTTGTTTGTTAGAGAGTCGTTGGGTAAGTATGCGAAAACATAGTCTAAAAGCCAAGGATTAGCGCGTACATCAGCCAGCCCTTGCAAAAGGGCTGTCCTTATGAGAATATCGGACTGATGGATACCGCAAGTGGCAGTTGAAATAGACATATGCTATAAGATTAGGGGTCGAACGTGAAATACCTGGAAGAATACTTCAATAAGCTGGAGTCGATGGGGTCAGAGGATTTAGCCAGCGAAATCTCTGAAGCTATGCTAGACCTGACCAGACACTACCTTTTTCTAGCCAAGAAGAACAATTCAAGTGACATCTTTGAAGTTCAGAAGTTGCTGGATGAAGCAACAAAGTGCTATACTAAATCTTACGAAGTTCTCGCTGTAGGTCGGTCGTAAACTCGAAAGGAATAATAAAATGAGTGATATCGTTGAGGAGCAGAAGGTTCGTTTTTGTGGTTTTACTAATTCTCGTACTCAAATTCCATGCACAAACCTTTTGACGGCTAAGGGGTTTTGCATGTACCATTACAACATGGCGAAGAAGCTAAACTGGCCAATGCCCTGCCCAGAAGGATTTTCGGCTTCAGTCAATGGGCGAGGTCGGCCAAAGAAGAGTCAGCCTCAGCGTAATATTGTTTTGGTAAATTTTCCTAAGGCGGGCGAGTAATGAAATATTTTTATGCAATTGTTTTTGGTCTAGCCGTCGTAATTCTTTTGTCTCTTTCTCTGAATTGCTCCGAGCAGTCGGCGCTTCCAGAAGTTACTCAAGAGGAATTTCGTACTTGTCGGGCCACACACGAGGGGTCGGATTGCGGACATGGAGACCAATCTGTCCGCTCAGAGCAGGAACCCGAGGCTACCGTTGATTACTCCGAGCTAGAGCAAGTAAACGAGGTTGATGCTGTTGACGTACCCAACCTGTCCGAGGAGTGATTTTTTAGTAAAATCAATCTTTTGGACTGGATAAAACTATGATGGTTCACGCCCCGTTTACAAAACAAGTCTTGTCTGCCGATGGAAATTCCAACGGAACGATCTTGGTAGCACAGGCAGCGGCCTTTGTGGTGAATTCAACCGTCTATTTGTCAGCCCTGGATCAGCCAACCAAAATTCTTGAAGTAGTAGATATCTTATCCCCAAGACTTTTGGCGGTCAGAGATCCATCGGTTATTGGCACGGTTCGATTCAACTCCTCCTCTTACACAACGGCCAACAAAGCTACGTTGGTGCAACCGTCTCAGGTCGTAAATACGTCCATCTACAGGACCACCTGGGACGCCATAAACGACGTTTTGCAAAAGACCGGCGAAACCTACAACTACGGTGGAATTGAGACCGTCACCATCACAGCAAATACCACCGGAGTAACTTCCCAGTTGCCTCCAGGCAAGTATGCTGTTACTATCGCTGGTGGAAGTATCTTCGTGAAGCGAAACGCTACCAACATAGGGGCAAGCGAAGGAACGGAGCTTGTAGAAAATACAGAATTGTATATCATGTTGAAGTGTGCAGAAGATTGGTCCTTTAGGACCGCATCTGGAACAGCAACCGTAACTTGGCGGAACTTGTCGAAGGTTTAGAAAGGACTTTAAACAAAACAATGGAAGACTTTGATTCTGATTTTGACATTTTTGCAGAACCAGTTGTAGAGAAGAAGCCTGCTCCACCAAAC